GCATCTTCACCACTATTATATAATGGATCTAAAGCAATCCATAAAATGCCTGTCCAAAAAATAGTTTTTCCATCTGGACCATCAAAATTTTGCGTTCCACCAGAATTTCTAGTATAGATTCCATTACTATATGTTCCACCAGATAATGTAACTTTGCTTATAAAAGTTGGTGGTAAAAGGTCTATGTATTTTTTTTCATTTAATTTTCCAGTATTAGTTGGAATTGGAGGCGTGCCTCCGACTGGATCTACAATATACCAATCTTTTAGATTCTCAGATCCATAAACAGGTAGAGTCTCATCTACAACAAGTGCATATAGAATCCATTCTGGCCCTTCTTTGTATATAAATTCTTGCCCATTTGATCCTACTTTTGTAAAAGTTGTATCTCCTCCAGAAGATCTTTCATATGTTCCATTACCATAAGTTGCCCCCGATATAGTTAAACTATATGTACCTACTGCATTAGATTTTATCGAACCATTTCCGCCTTTGCCTATTTTAATATTCATTTTTTATATAATTCTTCAGTAGCATCATAAGCCGCTCCACTTGTTGGAGTATCTGGATATTTTGTTGGTAATTCTCGACTTTGATAGTTGTTCTCTGTGCAACCAGCTAATAACATTAAACTCAAAATCAATATAAGTCTCATATTTATCATTACACCTATCAAGAAATTAAGATTTTACCTAGAGTTACGCCTTGATTTGTGATATTTATATTACCTATTTCTGCTTTTGATTTAAGGTTTTCTATTCCAAATGTAGTAGCAGTATATCCTCCACCAAGAGTTGTCATGGCGGTATTTATATCATTTATATAATATGAAAGACTTGGACCACTTGTTGTCCCTAAAAATGTAAAAGTTAATATAATTTTATTTTCATATACAAGACAAATAGGATTTCCAGAATCACCACCGACTGGAATTTCATAAAAATTTGTTCTTTGTGCAGAATCAGCTGGAGAAATACAGGCCGAATTAGTTCCATTTAGATAATATTCACCAACAAGAGCGTTTCGATCTTGATCCATAAAAAGCGCAGGTAATCTAATATTTGCATTGGTTTGATTTGCTACTTCTAAATCTAGTATTTTAGCAAAAGATACATTTGTTATATCAGAATTTAATAAGCCTATCTGGATATCTGTGCTACCAACTTGAGCAGAGTCTGAAAGAGTTCTTGTATAACAATTATTATTCATATCAACAAAAACAAAAGTTGTTCCATTGTAAAATCTAAAATGATTTGCATAAACTATATGTCTAGGACTAATAAGCGTGCCTGATCCACCATATCCGCCAGGATTAAAAGGTATTGGCCCACTAGCATTATTATTCCAAATTGATTGAGGAGAAGTATCTATATTTTTCGCCCAACATGTTGTGCTTCTTGTAAAAGCTGGAGTTGTAGCACTAGGACTTTTAGAAGAAAATATTTGTTTTGCGCTAGAATTTGCGGTAAGTCCTTCTATTGCTTTATCTATATCTCTAGAATATATCTCTTTGTAAGAAGCTGTATTTGCTCTAATCATATGTAATGTTTACACACCTATTGATTTTTAAATTTATCAGAGATTATCTTATCTGTACTTTTAATATTGTCAACTGGATTAATTACGACATTTGCCAGCGCTTCCTCTATTAATTTTGCTTCGGCATCTCTTCTGCGGCTCATGCCTTTCTCTATGCTTCCGCCAATCCATATTCTTTTCATTTTTCTTATTTGATCGGCAATCTGTGCTAAAGTCTTCTCATCAAAATTTTGTGTCTTTGCCATAATGTCGCGAATAGCTTTCATCTCACGTCTACGATCTCCTTCTAATGCTGCGCCACGATTAAATACGAGACTAACTAATCCGCCTTTGGCATCTTCTGGAAGTTTATCGAAATTAGGAAAGGTAGCGCGAGACAGATCATAAAATTTTTTCACTGTTTTATTTAAGAATACTTTTACAGACATATCCCAAGGTATATTTATATCTTTTAATCTGCGCGCTAGTTCTTTTGCTTGATAACCTTTTACTCCAACAACACGATATAATCTATCAAAAGCTTCTTTAGGAAGATCTTTCCAATCATTAGAGAATTCAGTTTTGTTTACGTATCCAGTATCATAACCTACTCCAATTGTAACGCCACTTTGCTCTCCGGGCCAAGTTGGATTTTTTAAAAATTTATTATAATAATTTTCGCCACCACCAACTTCAAAATCAAATATAAGTTTTAAGGATTTATCGTTTAACATTAGTTATTTATTTTATCTATTGTTTTATCTATAATATTATCTGCTGGTACTTTTTCTTTAAGCCAACTATTCATTACTCCAAAATAAACAAGATGTTCATTATCAATTATAAATAGATCATTTCCATAACGATCTTTGTAAGGTTTAATTCCTGCATCAATTTCTAGATCTATAGCTTTTTCTTTTTTGAATTTAACTTTATACATTTTAATTAAATTGTTATAGCGCTCTTTTGCTTTAAGAGTAATCACTGCTCCGTTGTCCATAAGAGCAACTAGACCACCATTATCTTTATTATAATTTGATGGCGTAGAAGCATCATAAGATGCGGTATTATCTTGTATTTTATCTGGAGTTATTGTAGCGCAACCGACAATAAGAAAATTAAGAACCAATATGCTTACGAATTTCTTCAAGATCTTTCTCCTTGACTGCTTTTTCTATTTTACTTTGATGATCAACTTCTTTTTGCGCTTGCTGCCGATCTTTCATTTCTTTGGTATTCTTTGCGCCAAAGACGTTATTAATTGCTTCAAATATTCCACCAACAAGTCTTACAACTGCACCGAAAAGTTCTGTCACTTTACTCTACGTATTCTACTGTAGCATCTTTACAACCTGCGGCGATTGCATTAAGAACTTTTACAGCAAGAGCTGCGTCTCCGTTTAATTTAGCGAATTGTGCAGCATAAATATCTTTAACTGCGACAATATACTTTGCCCAATGAGTTTTTTCTGCTGGAAGATAGTCGGTAAGAGCTTTTTGAAGTTGATCTGGAGTTGGAGTTTGACCAACTGTAAGACTTTCAACAACAGTTGCAATATGATTAATCATTTTTGCTTTCTCTGCTCTATCTTCTGGAGAAAGAGCTTGCTCAAGAACTACTGTGCAAGCAAGAATAACTGCTGGCTTAATATAAGGTAGAGCATTTTCTACTCCAGTTGTTCCGCCAATTTGGTTATCTCCACCAGTATTTGTAGTAGAGCAACCAACGATAAAAATACCCATAAGGGCAACTGCAATTAAGTTTAATTTATTCATATATTTTCTCCATGTCCTATTTCTTTTTTTATTCTCTTTTTAGCTTCTTTTGTTTGAGCTACCTTACCGCCAGTAACAGCAGCATCTTTTACTGTAAGAGCAAAAACGATACCACTAACAACGGCGATAAGTTTAGAAATTCCAACTATATATTCTTCTGCCTTATCTGGTAAAAATGCAACAAGAGAATTATCTCCATGAATTGCAAAAGCTGTTGATACTGCTATGACCGTTATAATCCCTGATGTTGAGGATCTCCAATTTGCGCCAAATAATTTAGATAGCATATTTTTCATTATATATTACACTATATTATATATAATAATTATCTATATATCAAGAAATATTTAAAGGGATATTTATTTCCCTACCATTATAAGAACCGATCCTATTAATATATCTAACTTCTAATTTTTTAGCTAATTCTATTAGATTAGGAATGTTCTTGGCATTTGTAATAAAATCATAATCACTATATTTTATTTTATTTAAATTATATTTTTTAGCTATGGATTCAGATTCTTGTTCAGTTTTCCACTTACCATTGACTCTTGATCCAGAAGCTATAACATATAGATCATCTTGATCTAAATTTATCTTTTTTATTTCTTGAGCAATAGACAAGTAAATTGATCTTGTATTTTGATCGAAATCTTCAAACTTAGATATTTCAGTCTTATTTTTCTTTTTTAATTCTTTTGCTGATTCTATTTGATTTAAAAAGTTTTTAACTTCAATGGATTCATTTTCCATATCTTTAAGTTCTTTAAATGTATAATTTTTATTTTTTTCTAGCATAAATTAAGACCAATAAAAATTGTTTCCAATTCCTTCTATAGAACTAGTATATCCATTAAAAGATTCAAGAGGTGAAGCTTTCTCTAGCATTCTTGGGCTTCTATCTATAGAACTATATGGATAATTAATATATAATGTCCAATCTTTATTTCCATCAAAAAATAGAACGCCATCATCTATTTGATATATATAGCTACTAATTGATATGATCATTTTTCTTCCTATGGAAGCTCTTAAGATCATACTATATGGAGCGGGATAGAAAGTAAAGTCATTATTTTTAACTGTATCTTTTATATAACTATTAATTGCATCTATTGATCCTACTGATCCTAATCCATATCCATCGTCTCTATAATAAGCGTCTTCTAAAAGAGAATCAAATGTATATATAGAGTAATATGAATTATTTGGAAGAATAACTTTATCGTCTATTTTTAAATAATTTATAGTAACATCTTCAAACAAATAACAAAGCGCTGGATCTTGAGTGTTTGGATAATTAAATAAACCGTATCCATAATGAAAAGCAAGTCCATAAGAACTGTAATTTTTTTTGAATGTTCCGTAAGAAGATGTTGAGCCAGGACTAAGCGATGATAATCCTATCATAAGGTTGTATTACCATACATGATATATTTATTATTACCAGTATGTAATAATGTAATTGTAGCAAATTGTCCAGCAGTTTTAAATTGGTTGTTAAAAGTAGAAACTGAAACATTTGAACCACTTCCTGTAATTTGAATTTGACCTGCGCCAACTTGAATTATTGAAGTATTAAATCCTGTAACATTACCGCTAACAACTACGCCAGTAACAGCTGTTGCTCTATTAACTAAAATCATTCTACTATTATATCCGCCTGTTATAGTAAAATTACTAGTAAGATTAACTAATTCTGGAACAAGATTTACGATTTTATTGTTATTAAAATTTATATCTCCAGAACTAAAAGAAACGCTTGCTGAAAAGTTTACGTCACCAGAAAAAGTTGTATTATTATAAAAAGTTTTATTTCCACTTATTATTTGATTACCAGTTGAATATACTATATTTGCGCCAGTAGCTTCTATAAAAACAGGAATACCAGTATTAAGAACATTAGATATAAAACCTGATAATTCAGCTTGATTTATTTGTTTTGCTCTTATTAGATTTTCTGCCATAGAAATTATTCCTTATTTTCTTTTTGGCTATGATAAAGTATACTTGCTACATAACTATCTACTGAATGTTCTGCGGCAATATCATGTATATCAGAAACTTTATTTAAATTTTTATCTTTTGGATCATTTAGATAATCTTGAGTTGTTTTATCCCAATTCTCTGGGCTTTCATTTGCTACGATAATTTTAGTAATTTCAAAAGCAACATCTTTTTGTTGTTTCGATAATTTTCTTAGTGAATGTTTTTCTCTTAATGAAGCTTCAACCTTATCTTGTAATTTTGAAGCAAGAACGAAATTATCTTTTATTTTATCGATATCAAAGAATGCGGCTTTGGATTGTCTTCCTTGACCTATTGGCGAAACATTCTTTGTAGTTTGAGTAATGCCAGATGATCCAGATGGTCTACCTGGTTCAGAGCCAATCTTTGCTCCACCAATAAGTGGTTGATATAAACCTTGATTTTTTAGTTCTCTAAATTTTTGTTGAGACAATACTGAGTCTTCTTGATTTGGAAGTCTACCACTATTTATCGCTTGTACGCCTTCCTCTGGTGTCAAGATGCCGAGTTCCATCAATCTTGTATAAACTCTGGAATATTGTAGGTCATCTTTAAGATCAATATCTTCAAAATGTGGAGTTGGATAATTTTTAAATCCTAACTCTTTGCTAATTCTGCGAATCTCTGGTATTAAAAATTCATTGATAAATGTCTCACGGGCTTGCTTTAGTCTTTCCATGAATACTTGTACTTTAATACTTGTGTTGGCAAATTTTTCATTTCCAATTAATATATTATTAAGTCCAATTTGAATATCTCTATCAACAACTTCATATTTTTGTGGGCCAATTAAATTACCTATATCAGGAATTACAAATTGTGCTTTGGTTGTATAATCTGCTATCAAAACTCTTCCTACACTTTGATTCTCAAAAAGTCTTTGCATGGCTTCGAGATTCTTTTGATTTACTCCACCTTTTTCTGGATCTGTGCCCATAGTAACTAATAGAACTGCCTGTTGCATTGTGCGGGTAACAGCCATATCCATCTTTTTCATTTCTGCTTTCCAATTAATATCATCTAGAACTGGAAAACCCATTGGAACAGCAAATGGCTCGTAATCTTGTTTCTTATAAAATACTGCACATAGTCTTTCTCTATCTAAAGGTAAAGTTAAAACTCCAATAGTTTTTTGATTAATTAGTTTTTGTGTTTCTTGAGGAAGACTTTTTAATACTTCGTAGTCCTCATCTGTTTTTGGAGATTTTAATCTTTCTAATTCGTAATCACTAAGTAATTTATAATATCTTCCTACTGAAAAATTAATAGTTCCGCCAATTTGAATATCTGCAGGATTCAATATAATATATCTAGATGGTAGATTAACTGCGGCTTTAGAGAACAAACCAAAAGTTTGAGTTATCTTACTTAGATCATCATCTTTTACTTTTGTATCAAATCTATATATAAATACATTTCCACTTCTATAGTATTCACGGAAAAATTTATCTTGGAAATCAAATAGGTTTATTTTTCTAAATAGAGCCGTAAAGAAGTCTCTGCTCTTTTGGCTTCCACCATCAAAGTATATATTATTACAAGAAAATTCAGTCATTAAATCAATAGTGTTTCTAAAGATTGCAAAATTATAATATGCTTTTTGGCACAATATAACTGCATCTCTGATATTCATGTTGGAATTGCCTTTGATACCAGACGAATATCTAAATGGAATTATACCATCATCAATATTTTTATATCTATCTGTTCTATTAATTGTCGCAGATAGGTTTCTTCTGGCTTTTGTCTCTTCTCCAGAAGCTTTGGCCTCAATATAAGAGGCGTTGGATACCATCAATGGAGCGATTTCGTCATTTTTGATATTTTTTGATTTATTTTGATTTTTTTTAGCCATTTTGTCTTAAATATTACACATTATCCAAGCATTATAGGCGAAAAAGTGGGGGATTGCTGTACTTTTTGCGCGCTCATTATATCATTATAGCACTTAACAGCCCAATTTGCTAACATAAATGCTGAATAATTATCTTTTCTAGCTTTATTTGCAGATACGCTTCTTTTAAGATGTTGTGGTAGATCAAAGCTTTGAGTACCTCTACTTGTGGCTGAATGCTCAATCAGAACACATTGCTTTTTTGTTTGATATATAAAGTCATCTTGATTTTCTATAAAGTCTAATAATGTCCAATCTTTCTTATCTTCTGTTTTCATTAGTTCTAAAGGAATATTTAAATTTATAGTTTCATTAAATGATTTTTCATCAGAACTTGTTCTACTAGCGAACCATACTTTTTTATAATCTATACAAGCTTGAAGATATTCATTAGATTTACGAATAAAGTTACTAGTAAAGACTTGATTAAAAGCTATCTTTTTGTCTTGTAAATTATATTGATTTTTTGCTGATCTTATTTCATGTTCATAGTCTCCACCTTCGAGTTCTGAATTAAAATTGATAGTTTTGATCTCCAATCTATCTTTCTTAAATAAAGTTGATTCGTTACATGCAGATAAAAATGTATCCGCACCAGCATTATCAAGAATCATAAACACAATATTAAAATTATTTAAAATATAATGCAAATAGTTTACATGATTTTTTAGATTACCAAGTCCAGCATAAGTATGAACAAGAATTCCCTGCTTCTTTTCTTCGTCTAATTCCATAACTGCCATAGCAAAATAGTCAGCGTTAGGGCTATCGCTCATATTAGGATCTATTCCTAAAATATATTTTTTATCTGGATCTCCCTTCATTAAGGTGTGTGGCGCTTCTCCAACCTTGAGAGTACATTCTTCCATCTTTTTTGCATTAAAATAACTATCGCTTCCATCAGTAAATTGCGCGCAATACTCTCGCAAGAATCCGCTATGACTTGATCCTCCAGCTTGAGCTTCTTCGATAATAGTTTTATCAATCATCTCCTCTGGGAGCGCTTCATAACTTAATTGGCTTACAAAGTATGTCGCTTCTCCTTTTTCTTGACTTGTTATCTTTTCGCACCATTCTGTATAAGTTTTATATAAATTCTCAAATGTATAACTAGCGGAAGAAAGAGCGATCATTTTACTTGTATTTTCGAAAACCATTCTATCTTTTTCTTGCATTATCCCTTCTGCTATTAGTTTATCTTCAAACTCTCTAATCTCCATTCTTTCCTTCATGTTTTGTGGCGCAACCAAGAATGGCATAAGAACATTTTTTATGATCTCTTCGGGTAATAGTAGAAACTCGTCAAGTACAAGAATATTTGCTCGAAATCCTCGGATCTTTTCTCCATTTAATGGGATAGCTACAATACTTCCTCCATTAATTTGCCATTCAAACTGATCGTTTCTTTTAGCTTTCGCTCCAAAACATTGTGCGAGTAATTCTGCTCCTGGACTCTGAACTATTTTTTCTAAATTATTAAAAATAAATCTTGCAGTTCTAAATGTAGGGCCAGCTATAAGAATCTTAGTATTTGGTTCAAATACACATTGTAGAAAACAAAAAACTGCGCCCATGAAAGACTTACCGCAACCACGACCAAATACACACATATTGAAATTCCTATTCATAAGAGCTTTAAGATGAATTTCTTGATATGGCGCAAGTTTTACTCCGCTTATTAACTCTGTTGCAAATCCAAGGTTTGCTCTTAAAAATTTTGCTAAACTAATCTTAGCTTCTTTATCATTAAGATAACCCTTCAATTCTGATAATTCAGCATTAACATCTTTAATCTCTTTTATATATTTATCTGGACAATATATCATAAAATTTTCATATCATA